GGAGTTCGGACTCAGTTTCTTGAGGACGACTAAACTCGGGTTTGAATGAACCACGAGTCGCCTCAAATGCTTGCTCTTCCTCTTGAGTCTCACGGTCCTGCCTCTTAGCACTGGGGCGATCGCCCAACACATAGTCAAGACGCTTTTGGAGATCCTCATAGGACTTGAACTGATCTGCTGCAACCATTGCCTCAAGAGAATACTCTTTCTTCCAGAGTGTCTCAAGAGCATCATCGTCATCCAGCAGTGCGCTAGGACGATCAAACTCACTGGAGTCATAGTTCCAGTAACCTGCAACCTTCTTGAGTTTCAGTTTGAAGTTTGCACCCTGCCAAAAGTCAAAAGGATTGATAGGAGTCTCATCCTCAAACTCAGGTTGCATTGCTTCCATAATCTTGTCAAAGATCTTCTTACCAAACTTGTAAAGGAAGACTTGACCCTCATTCTGGGGGTTTGCTTTGTCCTGCACAACATAGATGTTGGCATAGTAGGACAGTTTACGCTTTTGCTTACGTGCAATTTCTTTATCTGAATCACTTCCACTGTTCCAGAGTTCACGGTTATACTCGGACACAGGATCTCTGCCACCATTAGTGGTCAAAGAGTTTTCAATATACCAACCGCCTGGTCCTTGGAAGGCGTGACTGTACAGTTTTGCCCAAGGGAGATCTTCTCCATCAGAGGCGGGGAGGAAGCGGATAACGGCATAACCATTGCCTGTCTTATCCATTTCTGGTTTCCACAGGCGCTCATCAGCGCCACCAGATGTTTTGTTCATCTTCTCTACTTCTTTAACCAGTTTGTTGGTCAGGTTGCCAAGAGAAGACTGCTTCTTAAGTGCGGAAAAGGACATTNAGATTAACCTCGGATTTGTTAGGATTTGGTCTTTTGGGGACCACGTTATTATAGCAAGGATTGGGGTCGGGTGTCAAGATCAGATTTGATTTCTCATCATGACAATGATTTTCTGCATATTTGAGAAAATCACATCCATACTCATAGTTGATGGGAGACCCATCACTCTAGCAGATTCAAGAATCTGCTGTTTCATTTGTAGTGCCTCAGAATCATCAGATAGACTCAAACGAGTGTACATGATCCTTTGCTTTTCTAAAAGTTCTTCAAGAATATCAATGTGTTTTGATTTTTCATCATCTGACATGGCGGAGAATGTGAAAACGTCGGTATAGACTTTTTCTTGAAGTTCTTGGATTTCGGTAAGTTCAGCACGAACTACCTCCGAATCAAAAAAACTCATTTTCCTCCTAATACTGAATCTTTTAATATTTGCATATAACGTGATGCATCTATATTTATAAAGGATTTGTACTTCTTCATTTTCCTCGAAATTGATGACCATACGGGATCATCTAGTATCTTATCATACTCTTTAGAGAAGTGAAGTATCTCATCATAGACCATTAGTGTTTCTAATGATACTGATGATTTTAGATATTCTTTTACAATCTGAGGATGTCTCTTATTTTCAATCAAAAACGTCTTATCAAAGTTTTTGATATCTAAGATCTTCTCTGACTCCTCTACAAACGTATAAGAAAGTGACTGTGTTCGCTTTCTCCACGAGACATAGTTTGATTCACCATTTTTGATAATCTCTCCGATCCACATTCTATCGGGATCATCACACGAAACAAAATTCGCGACAAAGTAATCAAGAATCTCTCGATCTGACTTTTGCCGCGATAGTTTTTCAAACCAATATCGATCCTTTCTATTATAAAAGGATTGTAGCGATGCACGACTCTTTCCACAGTATTTGTGGTAATCGTAGGTTTCCTTGCAAAAGTGCTGTTTTAATGCAAGGTATGTCTTGTAACAATCAAAGGGTGCCATTATAAAAAAGTAATAGGAGCGATTTTTTCCCGGGATTTTTTTTCCGACTTTTCTAGAATCAAATCGGCAATTTTGCCCTGGATGTTCGCTTCAGATAGTTTAACTTAGTTGCTTCAGCACGAATTTTTTCTTTGAGTGGTTTTGATATCAACTTGGGGATTGACTCAACATCCAAACTGTTTTTATCGCAGAAAAAGACGATAGCATCAATATAAGACATATCTTTTTCCTCTTTTACGATTTTTTCAATCTCTTGAGCAAATCGGGCAGTGCAGAAAAACTTTTTCTCTAGTGCCTTTTCAAGATCTTTTTCCATAGGACTCCAATTTGTGTTCCACAAAGTCTCTAATGTACTTTGAGAGTAACTTGATGTATTTGCCTTTATTATACTCTTCATAAACTTCAACATCTCCATTTTCGCATGACATAAGAATAACGAACTTCTTGACTGTAATACCAGTCAGTTCATAAAGCATACAAGCATATGCCGCACACTGTACAAAGTAGNGGTCAATCCACTCTCTTGGTTTTGGTTTGGCGCTTGTTTTAAAATCAATGACTGCTAGTTCGCCGTTATATTCAGCGATACAATCAACCGTACCTGCTACACCTAGTTGCTGACTGTATAGAGATTGCTCAAGACAGTGGATGTTGTCAATCTTATCCAGTTCATCTTTGGCCATCAAGAATAAGTATTCAGAGAGTGGTTGTACTACACCATTCTTAAACTCTTTATTCAGNANATGATTCTCCGTGAGTGTATGGAAATCAGTACCACGACTAGTTGCTTTCCTAGTAATGTTATTTGCTTTCTGTTCACCAACCCTCTTACGCCATTTGGCAAAGANCTCCTTGTTGTAGTGACTGATCACAGATGTGATGGATACTAATTTAAATACTTCAGAAGTATCTGAGTCTGGAATTTTGTAATACCGAACACCATCGATAGTTTCCCTATCAAGGTTAGGGACATCACATTCTACATAATTAAAAGTCATAGTTGTAAGTCATCTTTAGCAATGATGTACTCTTTTACGAGTCCAGATCTCACGATATCANTGATATCAAATTCAATTATATCAAAGGATGGCATATTACGCAATATTTTAAGGAAATCAACAATACCATTCCGTTCATTTGTCTTTACCAAATCAGTCTGAGTGCCATCACCACAGAACATAATCTTACTATTCTCGCCAACACGAGTGATGATAGAGTCTAGTTCGTGGAAGTTAAGGTTTTGAAACTCATCAACAATGATNATAGCATTGTCAANAGTTGTGCCTCGGATAAAAGAAGTACTCCAAAACTTGATAGTCTCCTGAGTCTTAAGACTACTGTAGAGCATCTCAAAATCTGCGTCAGATGACATCTTAAACATAAACTTTACCATATTCTTATAAGGAATCTGATAAAGAGATGACTTATCCTCATGGTCACCAGGTAAGAAACCTATCTCACGAGTCGTTACAAGAGACCTTACGAGGNAAACGTGCTCGTATGGTAGATTCTCATTTAAAACGTCTTTGAGAGCGTTGTAGAGCATAATAAAGGTCTTACCTGTACCTGCACAACCATACGTAACGATGTTTTGACCCTCACTGTACTTATTAAACAGAATTTTTTGATTCTCTGTAAGTGGTTCAACGTCAATCAAAAGATTGGTGTTGATTGGTTTTCTCTTCTTTAACTGTCGAGCAGTTAATCCAACCCCAATGATAATATCATCGGAGGAACTACGCTTTTTCCTTGGCATATTTCTAGGTAATAGGTTTTACATTAGATCCTGGTGCTGTACCCGCCTTACGAAGGACATCATTCCACCCTGGATTTCTTGCAATCAGTTTGTCTTTCCATTCTCCAACTTCTCCGACTCCAGGACAGGTACTTGGGTCCGAAAAATCTCTGTGCCACTCTGGATTATCAATCTTCCACTGATCCCATGNATGGACGCTCATTATAACGTCTTTTGTTTCACCAGTTGTGGTGTTTTTTACCGGATAGGTTGCCATTGTATTAAATAATATGTAAATATTTATTGAACCCAGTCAAGTGCTTTTGAAACACTTGGAAACTGATTGACAAAGAGTTTTTTACACTCAAGAGCGATCTCCATGTGCTCCTTCTGAGTACCGTTTGCAGACCTCAAATCGATATAATGAATCCACGACCTACATGATCCGGTCATGTAAATTTTTGTGGGCACACAGAGTGGGAGCACCATTCTTGCACATTCCTTCGCAATACCACGATCAAGCATCTGTTGATACAATGCCAATGATGAATCAAACAGTGTCTCCATCTGNTTGTTAATGAGTTCAACATCTTTTGGATCAAGATCATCAATACTATTCTGACGATTCTTATCATCCTGACGACGCAACTCAGGCAAAGGAATCTTCTCACCAAAACCTAGGAGAGATGAGTCAGCATATCGTTGAGAAAATTCTTGATATGTAAAACTGCGGTGCCTCAGGATTTGAGCCGCGATTGCTCTGGTAGTATAGATTTCCAGTGTCATATATGCTTGCTCAAACACAGACCAATGCCGATGCTTGACGCAATACTTTAAGAGACCTTCAAAACTAGGATTTTCCTGGTTGTTGGGATTCGACACTCTGGCAATATATGCCATATTCTCCTCAGGATCAGGAGTACACTGTATAAACCTAACTGTCATTATTATCTTTGTNTTTGAAGTGTTGTTTGTTTTCTAAAGACTTTTTAGCANCCCTTTTCATCATCCTAATATACATCAATTCTTCCTCTGTGTAAAGATTAGGATTCCTCTTCGCCTTTTTTTGTGCTTTCTTGGCAAGCTTTATAGTATCCTTGNAGCGCATTGTCTTCAATAAGGTAATTTTTAAAGTATTTATCAATGTTTGTTACATCTCTGTTACCTTGACCTACCCAATAGTCACAAAACTCATAGACCTGACGACAATAATCATTTAGATAATGATTAAGAGAACGGAATATGCTTGCTCTGAGTTCCATTCTTTCGTCAGAGTATCTCCAGTCATTTTCATTCGCAGTTGAACTCATAAGTCCTCTTTTGTTAATAGTCATTAGTCTGGATTCCCATCATCATCGTCAGTATCTTCATATCCCATAGGTTGTTTGAGGCATCCATCAGATTTCCAAACTTCATATGCGTGAGGATCAGAGTATACTTCAGATTCTAACACATCAACAATCTTTTTCAACTGTTGAACTATATCCTTTAAGGATTGTTTATCCATAAAAACTTAAACAGTTAGACTAGTTATACTTCTTATTTCCCCAAGTTCCTGTCTGACTGTGACAGTTTTAGGGAAGTGTACCTTTACACAGCACAGAGTGCCACTTTTCACACGGAAGGACTTACATTATAACATAAAAAAAGAGAGGTATTACTACCTCTCTGTTAAGTAAGTTTAACTAATCACTTAGTGTAAAGTTTACCACGATAGCAGAATGTACCGTGATTCTCATTCAGTCCTACACAACTAGCATCATATTTAACACCACGATATGTGGTAGCATGAATTTGAGCGTCATGTAGTGCAGATGCTTTATTGATCTGCTTCTTGATCAGATTAAGTGTGTTCATGATTTACTCCTAAAGTAGTTGGATTTTTAGCCCCGTTCCTTTAGTCGTTTGCGTCCTTTGTTCCAACTCTAAAGCAAA